CAGATAGAGTGGTCTGCCGCACAGGTGGCCGACGTGCCAAACCACTGGACGCGCCGCTTCCGTATCAATGGTCTGGTAGGATTCATCAATAAACTGTCCTACAACGTCTCAGCAAAAGACGGCCTGAACGGTCTCGAAGTAGAGTTCTACGTCTATTAGTCTTCGTGCCCGCTGGTTCGCCAGCGGGTTTTTCTTTTGTCCCTACCTTTTTCCGTTCTATCGCTATCTTTGCCAAAAATAAACGCTTATTATTATGGCAAAGAAAAAAGACGCTTTCATCCAGACGGTCAAAGGACCAGAACAGTTGCGACACCGTGCAGGGCAGCTGCGCAAGATGGGTTATTCCATCCTTTTGCCCAGCGAAAACAACTATCTTAACATGGATGGTCCGCGTGAGTCGTGGAGTGACTTTATCGGCGCACAACTGCGCTCTGGTGCCTCTGAGAATGGACGCGCACAGCGTAAGTCCATCCCTACCCTCTACTTCAGTAGTGGTAATGAGGTGAAAACGGGCGTTTCCGACAAAGGCACAAAGGACTTGGGCTATATTGAGTGGGGATTGGGCAACACACTGCCTAACCTCGTGGCCTTGCTCACAAACATGTTGCCCTACACAGCTGCTGGTGTTGAGTTCAATCAGATGCTCGTGACGGGTCTCGGTCCCCAGCCGAAATTTGACGTGGCTCAATATGTGGGTGGTAACATCACCACCACGAAGATACGCTATAAGGATGCTGGCAAATGGCTCCGTGGCCGTATCATCGACCTCCAGCGTGAGCTGCTGAAACTCCACTCAGATCATAATGGCAATGATACCAGTGTGCCAAGCGGTTTCTCCGCTGGTGAAGGCTCAGAAGCACCAACAGCACCAGCAGCTCCATCGGATTCCGCTAACCAGGTGTTTGATAGCCTTTGCAAATCAATCAATGAACAGATTGAGGATCTGCAAAAGGCTCTGAAGAAATGGAATGATACATGGCCAAAGGTAAAGGATTTCCTGGAGCGTAACAACCTCGCTCAGACATGGCTTGCTGTGTCGCTCGATCAGGTGATGTTTAATATTTCATTCCCTGAATTGCAGTTGAACCAACGACAACTCGATAAAAATAATAAGGATGTAGAGACGAAAGATTGGACCCCAGCCATTACAGGATTGTCATACCGTAGTTGCCATACGACCAGATTGGAGCGAATGGATCAATACGGGCGTATCAATTATGTGTACTGCTCGAATCGTTGGCTGGATAAGCCATGGCTCGATCAGGGAGGCGACCAGAACGCGCCCATCAATGCCATTCATGCCCTTAATCCGGCTTCACCGCTGACTTCGCTGCAAGAGGTGGTTTGGGAGGCCAAGGAAAAGAACGTATCGGTCAATAAGCGTCCTACGCGCTTCGTGCTGCCTACGTTCAATCCCACTGCTGGCCGTCCGTATTATCCGACTCCTGCCTGGCATTCTATTTTTGGTGGCGATATCTACGAGTATCTTTCTACGATTATTAGTGACCGTTACAATCGTAAGAAGAATAGCAATATCATTGGCCGTATCATCTACCTGCACAACGATTATATGCAGCAACTCTTCATTCAGAAGAAAGCACAGTCTGATAGAAAGAAACAGGCAGAGATACGCGATAAACTCTATACGCAAATCAATCAGTGGCTATCCAACCGTGACAATGCCGGTCAGTCGCTCTTAGCCTTTACCTTTATGGGTACGGATGGCGAGGAACACAAGAGCTTTGAGATAGTGGAGATTGAGAGTGCCAGCAAGTCTGTGGCCGATGCCAACGAGAAAGAGACGGCTGAGATCTCCTCCATCGTCTTCATGGCTCTTGGACTGGATGCCCGCCTACTTGGTTCGTCACCAATGGCTTTGGTGGGCAGTAATGGCGGTACGGACATCCGTGAGCGTTATCTGTTACGTCTCATCCTGAAGTCGCCCATCCAGAACGTCATGCTGAAGACGCTCGATGTGGTGTCGCATTTCAACGAATGGGACGAAAACCTCTGTTGGGAGATCGACCGCGAGGTGATGACTACGCTCGACCGCTCTAAATCAGGTGTAACAACTCAGGACAAACCCGAATAACCATGGCACAAGGATTACTCATACAAGGCGCATCACCGTTGGTTGGCTCTCCAATCACGTTCAAGGTGCAGGCTGCCGTCATCAGTGGCGAGTGTGCTTTCCATCGTGTAAAGCTCACCGTACATGCCGGCATCTATGGTGGCAACTATACCGACCTGACGCTATCCTCACCTGCTGAGAGTGGCGAAACCCTGTACTTCGATGTTTCGTCTGCTCTCCGTGCCGTGGCTGATAGCTATGAGTACACTGCTACGCCTCCTGCTGCCTATCCCTATATCGTCTATGACCTGTCGGCCTGTGATGAGTATATGCAGAATGGTGAAGTGCATGATAATGTGGGTGTCGTGACCAGCAACGGCCACAAAGCCATTTTTGGTGCCTACTCTGACCTGGAGCGCATCCTCAGTGGTGGCAGTAAACTGGCACAGCACTTTACCCGTAAGCCCAACACTACACCCGAAGTGGTGGCCGTAGGCGAGACAATGGTATGCCCTCAGTCGTTTGCAACGGCTATCAGTGAGGGTAGTATCACTACGGGGCCTACGTCATCGGTGGTCAGTATTACAACGCCTGGTCTGCAAACCATCAATGGCCGTCAGGTGTATGCTGTGGCCGCCGGACAGACTGATCGCTACCAGTTCCGTTTTGTCAATGGTTTGGGCTGTCTCGAATCAATCAGTGTGCGCTCATTCAAGACCACTGAGACGAATGTAACGCAAGAGTCATACATCCGTGCTATACAGGAAACCTTTGGCTCTTTCTCGCGTGGCCTGGTGACAAAGAAAAACGACTATGAGACATGGAAGATGTCTTCTGGTCCCCTCGATGAAGCATGGCATTCGTGGTTTATCCATGAGTTCCTGATGGCTAAGTTCGCTTGGATTAAGATAGGAAACAACTGGCTCGGTTGCCATATCGTGCCGGAAGAGACCGTAGAGGGCATCGACCGTACTAATGGATCTTTCTACGAAGTACAGTTCTCTGTCCGTCTCGACCTCAATGGTTCGCCCCTGGCTGCCCTCGCAATATAAAACAATAATCAAACAAAATAATAACGATATGAACCAGATTATCTCATTCTTTCAGAGCTTTTTCTGCTCTATCCCACGTCTCGTTGCAGTCGCCTTGGGAATTGTATGGGCATGGTTGGAACCAACGCTCCCCTATGCCCTGTTGTGTGTGTTTGCTGTGTTAATAGACTGTCTGACAGCCTGGCGACTAAACCGACGCATCAAAGCAACATTCCCGAAAAGTAAAGCCGATGGTAAACTGAAATCGGCTCACATGTTTAAGATGGTTAGTGACCTGGCGATTGTCTGGTTCTGCATTCTGCTTGCTGAAGGTGTGGATAAGCATTTGCTCGGCCACCTCGGAGGCTTACACCTCGGTCAGTATGTGGCTGCCATCTTCATCCTTTGCACCATGGTTAGCATCCTCGAAAACGAATCATCCTGTAATGGTTCTGCATGGGCAAGAGCCGTCCAAAAGATTGTCACCTCTAAGGTTGCACGTCACATTGACATCGACGAAGAGGAACTGGAGGCTGCTATCAGACCTAACAAGGCTAAAAAGCACAAGAAAGCTATCAAAGAGTCCACAAAAGAATAATGTCATCTATGCTGTGATATCGTCACAGCCTTAATATTTGTTCGCTATGCTTATCTCATCCCCCGAAGAACTGAGGCTTTATTCGCCCTCTAACGCCATCGACAACAT